TCGTTCGGAGGAACGGTAGTTGTAGGAACTCCTACAGATTCTACCCACGCTGCTACTAAGGCATACGTTGACTCAGTAATTGGCGGTATGGAAGTTGGGACTACCGCTCCCTCTACACCAGATAATGGAGATTTATGGTTTGATACATTAACCTCAAGAGTTAATGTTCATTATAATGGCTCATGGCTAACCATGGCCACTATTGACGATACCCTTAATCTTCCACAACATATTCATGATACTGCTATCGATGGAACTGGTTTCATAGTATCCCAGTTTGTATCTGGTGGCAGTTTTAATGATCCACAAGGTTCTCCAGTAGATGGAGGATCTTATAATACCAACTCATGGACCTTGGTTTATGACGGCGGTAGCGCAACAGATAACTTCAACTAAAAACTGATGTTATAATAAGCACAGAAATAAAACGGTAGAAATACCACAAGGAGAGATAAATGGCAACAAGAATGCAACAGCGCAGAGGAACTGCAGCCCAATGGACGGGAGCAAACCCAACTCTAGCAGCAGGTGAAATCGGTTATGAAACCGACACAGGTAAATTTAAAATTGGTAATGGATCATCCACATGGGGTGCTCTAAATTATTATGTAGACGCAAATGCCATACTAGATGGCGCACCAGGTGTACTTGATACACTTAACGAACTCGCTGCTGCCCTTGGCGATGACCCTGCCTTTATAACAACTGTTGGCACAAATCTCTCTAATCATACAAATGCCACAACAAGCGTACACGGTATCGCAGATACAGATGATCTTGCTACAAAAGATTATGTAGCAGATGCAGTATCTAACGCTGAAGTTGATCAACAATCACTCGCAGGTACTGGTATTGATTGGAACTCAGGTACAGGTCAATTTGATATTGATAACACAGTAGCAACACTTGACGGAGTACAAACATTAACAAATAAAACTTTAAGTAGTAATACTGTTGCAACAACACAATTGTTAGCAGATAGTTCTACTAAAGTTGCAACAACAGAGTTTGTTCATAACAGACTAGCAGCATTAATTGATAATGCTCCATCAACATTAGATACACTAAACGAACTTGCTGCTGCTTTAGCAGATGATGAAAATTTTGCAGCAACCGTAGCAACAGATATTGGAAACCTTCAAAACAACGTTAATAACAAACTCTCTTTGAGTGGAGGAACTTTAGAGGGTGCTCTTACGCTTCAGGGCGACCCTGTAGAATTGCTTCATGCTGCTACAAAAAACTATGTAGACAATGCATCCGAAACTGCTGCCACTGGTGCAGTTGGGGCACACAATCTCTTAACAACAAATATTCACGGTATCGATGATGTTGGAGAACTCGCTACAAAAAGTTATGTAGGCGATGAACTTGACACACACGCTTTGGCTACTGACGTTCATGGAATTTCTGATGCAATTTCAACTCACGCCAACCTTTCACTAAATGTTCACGGTATTGCTGATACAAGTCTTTTGGCAACAACAGCAAATATTGAAACTCATAGAGCAGATACGACAAACGTACATGGTATTACAGATACAGCAGATCTTGTTCTAACAGGTGATGCTCGTTTGTCTGATACAAGAACACCAACAGATGATTCAGTTTCAACAGCAAAAATTGTTAACTCTGCTGTAACTGCCGATAAACTTGCTGGTGATTCTGTAACTACTGCTAAAATTGAAGATGGAGCAGTTACATCTGCAAAGATTGCAGACGGAACAATTGTAAATGATGATATTAATGCATCAGCAGCAATTGACTGGACTAAGTTAGCAGCATCATCAACTGTTTCTGAGACAGAACTTGGATACCTTGATGGAGTTACATCAGCAATCCAAACACAGATTGATACTAAAGCAGCATCTTCTACAGTATCAGCCCACACAGGAGCAACAACTTCTGTACACGGAATTTCTGATACATCACAATTAGCATACCTAAATGCTGCTAATCAGACATTTACTGGTAACATGGAAGTTGACGGTAACATGACTGTTGACGGAAACCTTACTGTAAATGGTACAACATTTAATGCAAGCGCAACATCTATTACAATTGAAGACAACATTGTTCAACTTGCTCATCAAAATGCAGCAAACACAGTAGACCTCGGTCTTGTAGTAGCATATACAGATGGAACCGCAAAGCATGCAGGTATCGTAAGAGACGTTTCTGACAGTACATGGAAACTCTTTAAGGATGTTGCAGACGAACCAGCAACAACTGTTAACTTTGGACAAGGATCTCTTGATAATTTGGCTGTAAATAATCTAACAGCAGCAGGAGTAGTCTTTACAGATGGTACACAAACAAAACAGGGCGTACCTTCACAAACAACAATAAACTCAATTTCAGCAAACTACAACCTATCTACTGGTGGTCTAACACTAAGAGATACAATGGTAGAGTCAACAGCAGGCTCAGGAATTACAGTAACAATTCCAACAAATGCTACAACTGCCTACCCTGTCGGAACTACAATTGACTTCCTACAAACAGGCGCAGGACAGATTACATTTGCTGCTGCATCAGGAGTTACCCTAAATGGAACTCCAGGATTAAAGACAAGAACTCAATGGTCATCTGCTTCTCTTTTCAAGAGAGCAACAGATACATGGGTAGTTCTTGGAGATCTATCAGCGTAATAGATTAAAATTTAATATAAGAAAAAGGAGAACGACATGGCAGTTTCAAAGAGAAGAGGTACAAAGTCTTCAGCGCAGGATAACTTTTTACAGCCAGATGCTGTAACAGGATTAACTGCAACAAATGTAGGAACAAACAGATCTTACAACGATGGTGCTGTCGACCTATCTTGGACCTTGGCTGCTACATCTCCTGCAGCAACTTCTTATACTATTACTTCAACTCCAGCAACAACAACAATAACTACTGGGAATGCAAACACCACGTATAGATTTACTGGACTTGCTTCTAATACATCCTATACATTTACTGTTGTCGGAACAAACGCTGCTGGTATAGCAAATCCTACAACATCAGGATCTGTTACTGTAACTACCGTTCCACAGGCACCACAATCTGTTTCTGGATCTGCTTTGTCCGCAAATACAAATAGAATATCTTGGACAGCAGGTGCAAATGGCGGTAGCGCTCTAACATCATACACAATTACTGGTTCAGATGGATCAAGTTATACTGGTATTTCTAGTTCTGCAACATCATATGATGCAAATGACCCTGGAACATCTCCAGGATCTCAGACTTATACAATTGTTGCTATTAATGCTAATGGTACATCTGCAGGTGCTACGACTGGAACAGTTAATACTACCCCGCCGTTCTTCCCATTCTTCCCGCCGTTCTTCCCATTCTTCCCGTTCTTCCCGTTCTTCCCACCGTTCTTCCCATACTTCCCATTCTTCCCATTCTTCCCACCATTCTTCCCATTCTTCCCATTCTTCCCATTCTTCCCACCATTCTTCCCATTCTTCCCGTTCTTCCCATTCTTCCCACCATTCTTCCCGTTCTTCCCGTTCTTCCCATTCTTCCCACCATTCTTCCCAACATTTGGTGGCTGTGGCGGATGCAGTTATAGTTACTGCTGGCAAGCACCAGCACCGTGCATCAATAACTGTGGATGTTGATAAAATATGAGATATCAAAATAAAAGGAGATTGATAAAATGTATGCAATACTTGTGAAAAACTCAGATAACTCTTATGACGTACTAGATAAACTTTTTATAAATGAAGAAGTAGAATCTCGTCTTGATGAGACCTGGGATAGCAATCTACCTGTAGTTGGTATAAATGCAAATGATCATAAAACAACAGCAACCGTAGGCTCAAATTGGAACGGAACATCTTTTGACGGTGCCGTAAAACCAGGATTTTTTGAGGCAGGAGAAGAAAAAAGTAATGAATACAACTCATATGTATTCATACGTGAAAATAAGGTAATCCATAGACTTGGCGTAACGGCTAATACCACACAAGCAGAAAAGTATAATGCTGCATTTGCTGCAGGAGCAATTCTTGTCAAGGTGCCAAGCAATCAAAAGGTATATCCTGGAGAAACGTACGGCTGGAATGGTACTGAGTTTACCAATCCTTAATCGTTTATTATTTTTATATATGCTATAATAAGAATAATAAAGGAGATAAAAATGTATGCTGTAGTAGTAAAAAATAATAATAATTATGATGTTGTTGGAATTTGGAAACATACCGATAGCACAATACTTTCTGCTATAGAAGCAGCATGGAGTTCTGGACTTCCTATTACATCTTTAGATGCTTGTAGTCATAAGTTAACAGCAAGATACGGAGCAGTCTGGGATGGGTCATCTTTTTCTGGAGGACGGGAAAGATTAATTGAGCCAACTCAAGAACAATTAGATTCTTTCGACCTTTATGCATTTCTGTGTAATAATATTCTTATTGCTAGAGTTGCAGCACTAACCAATAGCCCGACAAGAGAAATGTATGCAGCAGCACATGCATCTGGCATGACTTTAATAAAAGTTCCTTCAGATCAAACTGTTATAGTTGGCAAAACATATACTTGGGACGGCAATTCTTTTAACGAAGTATAAAAATTTTGAAAGGTTAAACATATGGAAATTTATGATGAAAACCAAAATCCTTGGTTTACAAAAGATCGATCCGAAACTGCGTCAAACAGATATCCAACAAAAACTTTACCAAATGGTATAGTTGTAGAAAATCCTGGACTTGGCCTAAATGTCTATAGAAATGTATTTTCTAAGGACGATGCGGATAGATATATTAAAATTCTTGAATCAAATTTGGACGGTAAAAAAAGATACAAATGGTCTGAAGCACAGGTAACAAATTCAACAACACCAATTAAAAGAGCAAGAGATTGTGTTGATTTTAAATACAAGCAAGAAAATCTTGGACCAAGAGACGATCTTAATGCAGAGTTAATAGACTTACATGAAGAAATTTATCAAAAGTTAAAATTTTGTGTAGATGATTATGCTCATTACTGGGGAATTAATGTTGTATATTATGAAGCATTTAACTTTGTAAAATATGAAGGCGAAGGTAAGCACTTTAATATTCATGCAGATCATGGCCCAGCCTATAACGCTACAGTTTCAGCAGTTATCTATATTAATGACGACTATGAGGGTGGAGAGATCCAATTCCCAAGACTAGATGGATACACTCTTACTCCAAAAGCAGGAGATATCGCTGTCTTCCCATCTAACTACATTTATGAGCATGCATCTCTTCCAATGAAGAGCGGTACAAAGTATTGTGTCGTAATCATGACTGACATTAATGAGTTAGGACATAAGGGTGGATACTGATTATAATTCTGTAATATTTAAATCATATAGGCCATGGGTTACAAAAGAAAGTAAGTCTGTTCCATCCCCAACACAAAAAGAAATACCTCAATGGTATAAAGATGCAGATCGATTTGCAAAAAATCCAATTAATGGAGAGTACTACAAGGCTCCAAAAGAAGTTTGTCCTTTTCCTAAAGCAGGAACAACAGACGACTATGGAATGATCCCAACTTGGAAAGCATGTCCTGCAATAATGGATGCTTTTATGACAGGATATGTTTTTAAAACTCCATGTGATTTAACTTTTACCAAAAATAGTTTGGGAAATTTAGATGTTAAGCCCGAAAGTCCAATGTATCAAGATTTTTGTACCGCTAGGCCTCCCATGGCTCAATTCGAACATCCCAAAGGATATTACACCAGTCATTTTGCCTGGATGCCAGACTGGGGAATGAAACTACCAGAGGGCTATAGTGCTTTATTTATGACACCAATGAATAGATTTGATTTGCCATTTATGAACACAACTGGAATTGTTGATTCAGATAAAGTTGAATTGTTAGGAAGTTTTCCATTTTTTATTATTGAGGGATGGGAAGGAACCATTCCAGCAGGAACCCCATATCTACAGGTTCTTCCATTTAAAAGAGAAAACTGGCAACATGATATTGAGATTTCAGACTCATCTACTATATATGCTAAAATGGTAGATAACGCAAACTTTTATCGCCAGCCAGATGGCGGGGTATATAAAGATAAAGTTTGGACAAGAAGAGAATATAAATAGGAGCAACAGTGAGTACTTGGACAGATAAAGAAACTTTAGGTTTTGGAATAACCTGTTATCGTGGTGTAATTAAGCCAGAACTAGATATCATTAATAGATTAGAGAGCACATTAGGCAAGCCAGCCCCATGGGGAGAGTTGTCTGAAGATGGCAAAAGATACCACTGGCTTCCAGCATATGTTGGATATCAACAACTAATGCCAGACTATCGTGACTGCTATGATTTTAAATTTAAGAAAACAGATATTGAGTCAGATCCAAGTGCCGAGTCTTTGTTCTTACAAAAAATATGGCAAGATGTATATGATGTTCAGGCACCAGCAGTTGAAGATTATAGAAAAGACTATAATATTATGCCTCTTAAATATTGGGAAGCATTTAACTTTATAAAGTATGGTCCAGGTCAACACTTTAAAGAACATCATGATCATGGATTTTCTTATAACTGCACAGTATCGTTGGTGGCGTATATAAATGACGATTATGACGGAGGAGAACTATACTTTAGACTTCAGGGTTTAAATATTAAGCCAAAGGCTGGAGATCTTTATATATTCCCGTCTAACTTTATGTATCCCCATCAAGCCATGCCAGTTAATTCTGGAACTAAGTATTCAATTGTAACGATGTTAGATTATAGTAAAAAATACCATACACCAGATATGTATGATCCAAAGTGGGCAAATGAATAATGATTGATATATCTGTAGAAAAATTATATGGTTGTGATTTTGAAATTCAGCCAATGTCTGTAAAAAGAGATTGGATGGATGTAACTTCAGAAAAACATGCTTATAGATGTTTTCCAGTTACACAAGCAAATGTAGTTGGCTGGAGCCTTTCTTGTAAAAAGGATATTATATTTACTTGGGATGGTATAAATGATCAAACAGATAACCATGTTATAATTAAAAGTCCAGACAATGCATATGCGGGAAGAGGCCAGTCTTCAATTAGCCTAAATACTTCTTTAATTTTTAGAACAAGTCCAGATGTTAGTATTTTAACTATTAACCCAGTTAATTATTTTAATCAAGACTTTGAAACAATGTCTAATCTAATCAGTACATCCTTTTATGATAATCCTTTGCCCTTAGCAATTAAGGCAAAAAAGGCAAATGAAGAAACAATAATCAAAGCAGGAACCCCAATTGCAACCATTATTCCAATTTCTTTAACTGCATTAAATAATACAGTTATTAACATAGTTGCATATCAGGATCCAGATAGAAAAAGACAGCAAGCAAACATATCTTATGGAGAAGCAGCACAAGTAATAAACACTTCGGGAGATTGGACAGACTGGTATAGAGAGGCAGTAGACGAAAAAGGAAACTCCTTGGGAACTCACGAAGTAAAAACTTTAAAGTTAAGTGTTATCGATAACTCAGGAATACAATGAACGAACAATTAAAACCAAATCACACAGATATCGTAAATGAATATATATCTAACGCTAAACATCAAAAGGTTAGTCATTATATAATTACAGTTTCAAGAGATGGTGAGTCTCCAGTAAGATCAATAATATCTTTTGACAATATTGTAGACGCAGTTGCTGGATATGAAATGTATAAAGATGCTGGTTTTGCTAAAAACTACTTAACTGTATCTCTTTACGAGCCTTCTGGAAAAATTAATACAAAGGTGCTTAAAAGAAATCAGGCAGGCGATCCATCTTTTGTAAGACAAAACTATATAGATGTAACTAACGCTTTGTTGCAAATTAAAGATAAATTGCCAGAAGAAGATTTTGAAATTCTATGTATTAGAATAGGGACATCATTTGGTAGAGATAACTGGAGATTTAATATTGAAAGGTTTTTTGATAATTTAGGCATCAAGGTAAAGGCTCAGGACTATTATCCTGTGATATAATTATTATTATGAAGCCAGAAGATGCAATAACAGTATTTAGAAAACCATCAAGCACACCCTCTGGATTCTTTGGTCATGGCCCAGAGAATATTGTTGAATTAGAAAACTTTATGACTCAAGAAGAGGTAGACTTTTTAGATAAAGCAGCAAGAGGAATCACAATTTGGGATATAACAGAAAGTCATAAAAATGAAAATGGAACTGTTATATATGATGCAGAATACTGGAAAGATAGAGTGGCAAGTGCGCCATCTCTTAATCAAAATGATCCAAATATTGTTCCAGTTATAATTGGTCTATTCAATAAGTTACAGCCAGTGATAGAAAAATTTTTTAATGTTAAGGTTCAGCCTACAGGCCAAACAATTGTAAAGTGGAACCCAGGACAATTTCAAATGCCACATGCAGATAAAGAGTTGCATCAGGGCGAAGACGCTGGGACACCAAATGACTTTCCTAATTATGACATAGCAAGTTTATTTTATATCAATGACGACTATGAGGGCGGAGAATTATATTTTCCAAATCAAGGAATACAGTTTAAGCCTAAAAGAGGATCAGCATACTTTTTCCCAGGCGATATGAATTATGTGCACGGAGTAACAAAAATTAAAAGTGGAATAAGATATACCTGTCCATTCTTTTGGGAAATATTAGAGCATACAGGAGAAGTAAAGCCAGACTCTACAAAAGAATATTATAGAATTTTTCCTAATGATGAAGTAATAAAGGCATGGGATCCAGAAAATGGCATAAGGAGACAAGGATGAATTTAAATAATAAAAAAAGATTAACTAAAGACATAGTTCTTTATGAAAACTTTATTGATGCAGAAACTGCTGCTAAACTTGTAATGGTTTTAGATAAACATGCAGAGTTAGGTACAATTAGTTGGATGCCTATATCATTTTATGAATCATATTCGTCTGTTTTACCGCAAGATAATGATGAGCATGTTATTGCAGAAGGATTGCCTGCAGATATTTTTTCACAAATGAAAAAAGGTATTATTGATGCAGTTGCAAGTGTTCATGATCTTGATCCAAAGATAATTTCTCAAATTGGATACCATACACAAAAATGGGAGCCAGGAGCGTATGCAAGAATTCATTCTGACAATACAGATGAGCATGGTAAGTCTGGTGCATTTACTAGAAGTAGGTATGCTGCATTTTTATATTTAAATGATAATTTTGAAGGCGGTTTGTTACAGTTTCCAGACCAAAACATAAGTATCAGGCCAAAGGTTGGAATGCTTGCAGCATTTGATGGCGGGTTTAATAATATGCACGAGGTAACCTTAATAGAAAGCGGCACTAGGTATACTATCGGTTCTTTCTGGGATGACCGTGAAGAGGATGCATATCCACAAGAATTGAGGGATGCTTGGGCAGCAGAGATGAAAGAAACAAGGGCTAAACAAGAAATTGAAAGAGCCGAATGGCAAGAGTTATTAAAAAAGGGATATAAAATAGATCAACAAGGTAAACAATACAAGGTGGAAAACTAACATGTTATTTTTAGAACAAGAGTTTAATGACGCTGGATTTAAAACAGATATAGTCCAGGAAGAAATACTTGTTGTTCATGATTTTATATCTAAGGATGAACTACAAACTATGTTAGATATCATTAAAGATACGCCAGAAGAAGTTTGGTTTGAGGCATACAGGGCAAGCCTTGCTAGGTTTTGTTTAGAAAAATTTGGTAGAGATGATGTAGAAAATTTGGTTAAAGAGGGAAAATATGAAATTACAAAAGATTGGGATGACAAAAATCTTGATATAGGAAAATATCCAATTTCTAATAAATTACAAGCAAGAATGCATAAACTTATTGAAATAAATAATAAAGATTTAGAATTAACTGGTTTTGCAACATTGCAAAGAATGCAAGAAGGGGTACAACTAAAGTCTCATACCGATCAACATACAGATCCTTCAATTAAATACGCTGCTATTCTATATCTCAATGATGACTATGCAGATGGCACTTTATTTTTTAAAAATAAAAATTTAGATGTTCGTCCAAAGCCAGGAGAGTTGCTTGTTTTTCCAGGAAATGAAGAATACGAGCATGGGGTAAGACATGTAGGGCCAGGGCCAATAAGATATGTTTTAGTTGGATTTATAAAGATTAAAGGCTTTTATGAAAATAACAAATACTAGGAGATAAAAATGGATAAAGAAATACTTGAAGAAAAGGTTTATTATTACACAAATGTAATTGAAAACCCTGCTAAACTTGTTGAGGCAATTGAAAAAGACAACCAGGACCCATGGGGAGAGTGGATGGCATGCAGTGGCCAGCATTACGTCTATGGAACAGACAAGAATATCGCTTCATCAAACGGTACAGACGAAAAAAATGATTATATTTATAAAACATTACAAAAGGCATTTGATGATGTAGCAAGAGATTATGCATTAGCGCAGGGAATAAAAGAAGAGCCAAAACTTTTTCCAGTATATCCAATTAAGAAATATATGGCTGGAACATTTATGGGTGCACATTTTGACCAACAAGAAGGTGATGAAAGACTTAAAGTTTCTTTTGTCATGTACTTAAATGATGATTATGAAGGTGGAGAGATTTCATTTACAATCAGAGATCCAAAAGGTCCTATTCAAGGTCCAACTCCAGCAGAAGATTTTGCAACTGCAGATCCTTCAACATATCATTTTGCAATTAAACCAAAGGCGGGAAGTATAGTTGTATTTCCACCTTCACCACCATATCATCATACAGCACACTTGGTTAAGAGTGGCTCAAAGTATATGGTTCCACAACATTGGATTCACTAAACCATAAACCTCAATAATAACATTAGAGTTTGATAAAAATAAAAACTCTGGTATACTTGAGTAATTACAGTTTTCAATTAGGAGAAATACATGTCTGATTTTTTTAGTTTTCGCTTGTCTGAAGAGTTTATAAATGAGTATAAAACAAAGGAACCACCATTTGGTTTCACAGACGCAGGTGGCAATTCATTAGGAGAGATTACGTTTATTCGTACCTACTCCCGTATGAAGGAAGATGGGACTAAGGAAAGATGGCATGAGGTTTGTCGTAGAGTAATCGAGGGTATGTATTCAGCGCAGAAGAATCACGCAAAAGAAAACAGACTACCTTGGAATGACTATAAGGCTCAAGCATCTGCTAAAGAAGCCTATCAACGTTTATTTGAATTAAAGTGGACTCCGCCAGGAAGAGGCTTATGGTCTTTTGGAACAGCCCTTACTATGGAAAAGAAAAACTCGGCTGCTCTACAGAATTGCGCTATGGTTTCCACAAAGGACATAGATCGTAACGATCCAGGACAACTATTTGGTTGGGTAATGGATGCCCTCATGATGGGCGTAGGCGTAGGCTTTGATACTTTGGGCGGGGAGAAAAATCTACCTATTTATGACCCTACAGAACCACCACAGGTATATGAAATACCAGATACTCGTGAAGGCTGGGTAGAGTCTGTTAGATTACTTATTAACTCATATTTAAAGCCTAATATGTATATTCAAGAGTTTAACTATGACCTTATTAGGCCATTAGGTGCCCCTATAAAGGGTTTTGGAGGCACTGCAAGCGGTCCTGCACCACTTATACAGTTGCACAAGCAGATCAAGGCTGTAATCGGCGGTAGAGCAGGAGAAACCTTTGACTCAAGAGCAATAGTAGATATCGTAAACCTTATTGGTACTTGTGTGGTATCAGGAAATGTAAGACGATCTGCTACCTTGGCTTTGGGTGCAGCAGAAGATAAAGATTTTATGAATTTGAAGAACGCTGAGGTTTTTCCAGAGCGTAATTCATTTGATCCAGAAAATCCAGGTTGGGCATGGATGTCTAATAACTCCATTGCTGCGACGGTAGGTACAAAGTACGAAGACTACGTAGACCTAATCGTTAATAACGGAGAACCAGGATTTATTTGGCTTGATGTAGCACGTAACTATGGTCGTTTAGCAGATCCAAAGGATGGCAAAGACTATCGTGTTATGGGCTTCAATCCGTGTGCGGAGCAGCCATTGGAATCATACGAATTGTGCACCTTGGTCGAGGTACATTTAAATCGTCATGAGTCTAAGGAAGACTTCCTACGGACACTCAAGTTTGCTTATCTCTATGGTAAGACAGTAACTTTGATTCCAACACATTGGCAACAGACAAATGGAATTATGCAGCGTAATCGTCGTATTGGTACATCGCTTACAGGTATTGCATCATTCTCAGACAAGTTTGGCTTGCCTGTTGTGCGTGAATGGATGGACGAAGGATATAAGACTATCCGTAAATATGATCATTCTTATTCTGAATGGTTATGTGTTCGTGAGTCCATTAGAGTCACAACTGTTAAGCCATCAGGGTCTGTATCAATTCTTTCTGGCGCAACGCCAGGAGTTCACTGGGCACCAGGCGGAGATTATTTCTTGAGAGCAATTCGATTTGGGAATACTGACCCAATGATTCACTTGTTCAAGGCTGCTGGATATAAGATGGAGGCTGACCTTGTATCTGCGAATACAACTGTCGTATATTTCCCAGTTCACTCTGGACATCCA